ATCAGGATCTATATCGCTTTCTTGATCTTCTTTATTTTTGATTTCATTTAATAACTCATCAAGACCTTCTGGCTCTTCTTCACCATCTTCATCATTAATTTCGTTAAGTAAATCATCAAGACCTGCTGGTTCTTCTTCATCATCTTCTTCATTAATTTCGTTAAGTAAATCATCAAGACCTGCTGGTTCTTCTTCCTCATCTTCTTCATCATCTTCTGGATCTTGATAATATCCATCATAAACAGGCGGAATAATTACATTACGCTCTTCTGGATGCAAATTAACTAGTTGACGAATAAGATCTAAAATTTTTGTACGATATTTTTTAACTTCATCATAATCTTCACGAACATTTAATCCAGTAACTAAAAATAACCATTCTCTAACAGCAACTTTAGCTGGTGTATTTTCTTTATCATTACCAAGTTTACCAGCAAAATATATCGCCCTATCAATATCAGATTCAAATTCAAGATCATACAATCCATTTTGACCCCACATGTAACTAGTTTTAATGTATTGTAATTCTGAAAATAATTCTGGATGATTTACTTTTACATTAAGTTGCTTTTGTTTTGGGATTATTAATTCCTGCCCATGAAGTTCAACTTGTTGATTACCTTCAGGAACTACACCACCTTGTTCAAATTTTAAAATTCCTGGCTTCGATTCTGGTTTTCTGTTAATAGTTTTATTTACATTAACATTAGATACAATATTACTTTTCGGTCGTATTCTTTTAGTTGTTGCAGGATTTTTTGTATCAATTCTTAAAGCAGAATCAATAGAATTATAAAATGATTCTATAATATTTTCTTTGTCACCTTTAGGAAATGAATATAATTTTTCCTGTTCATCAAAATATTGTGAAGATTTTTTATCATCTTCACTTATATTTTCATAATCTGACGTAACAATAGAAAAATCTGCTCCTACAACCGAACATATTTTTTTAACCGTATTTGCTAGAATTTTTTTATATGTTTTAAACGATTGGCATTTTCGAAACAAATGTTCTACTAAACCCATTACTCCTGTAGTGACATCATCATTATTGCCAAATACTAATTCATTATATACATGTCTAGATCCTTTTATTGCTTGACCATAATCAATAATTTTAACTTCGTAATTATTTGTAATAAAAATATTGCCACTATGAAGATCTCGATGAGCAATATTTTTTCTATGCAATGCCCCAATAGATTCTACAATTTTTCTAAAAATATAATCTGCAAAAACTGCATCGTCTTTTAACTTTGCGTAATATTTTGATAAAGGATTTCCTTCGAATTTTTGTATTGCAGCATATCCTTTTCCAGTTGCAAGTAATTTAGGAGCTACTTTAATATCTTTAACTTCTTTGAGCATTTCAACTTCATGCTCTAGTTGTTTTTGTTTTTTCGGATGAGCTACCTTTATAGCAGCACCTTTAGAAGAATAAACAGAACCAAATTCTCCTTGACCTAATTTACTCGAACCTAATAAATTAAAAGCAGCATTATATCCAACAATTTTTGAAAGTAATCTAACTCTTTTAGATAAAGTAAATTTATTTTTGGAAGAATTTTCCATTACTTGTTAGCTGCTTCTTTTTTTGCTTCTTGTTCTTGAATATATTGTAGTAATAAAGAAACGTAAACTTCCCTTTCCCAAGGCATAAGATTTTCAATTTCAGTCAAAGAGTATTTATGATGCTGCATTAAAGCAAAATTTGTTTTAAAGTACCCTTCCAAATTATTTTGAAAGAGTGCTATGCGAAAAAATTCTGCATTCCCTCAATCACATATTCAGATTCAATTCCAGTTTTAGGATTTTTAACTGTAAATTTATGTTGCAATTTTGGCATTGTCTCATAAAACTTTTGAATATCTTCAAATTGTTTATTTGTTAAAGTTTCTATCCATTCAATCATTTCTTTTCTAGTTGTTGTAGAAGAGTCCCATACATCTTCTTCATTAAATACTTGATCAATTGAATCAGCAATAAATTCAAAAACTTCTTCTGTTTTAATATCTTTATTTAAAAATTCTGTATCTATAAATCTATTCATACTTGGATATTTCATAATAATACCCATTTTATCAGTCAACATAATTTTATTATTATGCCCTTCTGGTTTAAATATTTCAACTTCATTTAAATTAACCGCTACTTCTACCTCAGTTTCATTATCATCTTTACAAGTTACATTCATTGTAACAATTTCACCCACAGCCGCTGCACGAATACGAAGAAACAAATATTCTAAATCAAATGCAGGCAATTCGTCAACTTTAATTTTTGTAATTACACAATTTTTAATTAAATTTTTTACTGCTTCCTTGATTTGATCTTCGTCTTCAGATTCAAGAGCAAGAAGTAATACCTTTTCTTCTTTTACAATAAAAGGTCTATATTTAATTGTTTTTCCGTTAGATGGAAGTTGTAATTCAAAAGTTGGATAACCAATTTTAGGCAATGACATATTATTTTAATCAAATCTTATATTTATTTATCCTTCGTATTTACGAATATCTGCAAAATAAACAGAATATTTACTGTAATAAAAATTTGCGGTTGCTTTTACTAATTGTGAAGTTCCATACGAAAGAGGGATTGCATCAATAGAATAAGGATAACAATCTTCTATTACATATACAAGAGGAACTCTACTATTTGGGGCATTTTTTCCTTTTTCTGCTTTAGATATTTTTAAAGTTGCTTGATATGAATTTGGATAATTTAATCTGACTGGACGATTTAATGATTTTGGCTTAGCATCAGCTTTAGTATTTTTCAATCTATCTGCAGATAATTCAATAATAGTATTTGAACGAGAACCAGCATTAAAAATATAATTATACCATGTCATTAAAAATTTATATGGAGCCATGTTTGCGTCACAAATCCATGATAAAGAAAAATCAGATACTAATTTTGTATGAGGATAACTGATTGGTCCTTCGCCCAAATATCTACCGGTAAGTTGTCCGGTTGCTGATTGGTTACTAGGCAATTGAACTTCATCACAAAATAAATTAATTAATGCTCCTGGTTCCCCAGGATTAGTAGTAACTACTGGCACTCTAATATTAAATTTTGCCAGATCTGTTAAAAGAGTATTTCCTGTATAAGCTTCTTTCACAGAAGAAAAATCAAATTCTATGTCATATCCATTTGACATGGACATGCCACCATTACTACCAATCGCATTTATAAAATTTGTGATTGATCCTTTTCCTTGTGCCACTCTAAATATAATTGGAGGTTATTTATATTTATGGCTTATTCAGGTATCTACAAACCAATAAACCCAAAAAAATACAAAGGCGATCCAACAAGAATAATATATCGTTCGATGTGGGAAAGAAAGTTTATGGTTTTTTGTGATACAAATATTAACATAACTGAATGGGGAAGTGAAGAATTAATAGTTCCTTATAGATGTCCAACAGATGGCAAAGTACACAGATACTACCCAGATTTTTACGTCAAAACTAAATCTAAAGCAGGTATTGTATCGAAATACATTATTGAAATAAAGCCAAAAAAACAAGTCGAAGGTCCTACAAAACAACCTAAAAGAAAAACTTCATCCTGGAAAAAAGAAGTTTTAACTTACATGAAAAATAAAGCTAAATGGCAAGCAGCAGAAAACTTTTGTGAAGATAGACAAATGAAATTTTTAATTCTAACAGAAGATCATCTAGGAGTATAATGTGGCATCAAAAAATAATTTAACGCCAAAACCAAATGCAAAAGACAACATTGACAAATGGAGTCATTTAACAGGTCACGAATTACCAGGAGGTCTTTCTGCTGACACATATACTAGAGATCAAATACGTGCCCTTGCTTCAAAATATGGAATAAAAAGATATTCTTCATACAAAGATATGAAGGAACTTGCAAAAGCAGTTAAAGAAACGAAAGGATATAAAGAATTTTTAAGTAAAAATTATAAAACTATTTTTGAAAAAATAAAAGAACTGACAAAAGGAGAATCAAAAAGTATATCTTGGTATAAATCTACATTAAAATCAATAAGTGATAAGTATACCACAGAAAATAATAGAATGACCATTGAACAAAAAATGGAATCAGTTGATGCTTTAGTATATCAGGATGAAAATGTTTTAAGAAGAAGAGTTTTTCCAGGTCATTTATATTTCTTCAAGTACGAAGCAAAAACTAAAACACTTCCATATTATGATAAGTATCCACTGACATATGTGCTTAGTGTTAATGGTTCAGAATTTTATGGTGCAAATTTACATTATTTAAAACCAAAAAGAAGACAAATAATTATAAAAAAATTACAAGAAGGTAGAATAGATATTCCTCAAAAAATTATTCATAAATATTTAAATGAAAGATGTAAAAGTTTATTTTTAGATCTTGCCAAACAAGAATGGGAAACTGCTATATTTCTTCCTGTTGAAGAATTTGTTCTTATGAAAGGAGGTGGAAGAATTGATTATCCTAAAGAATATGTTTGGGAAGAAATGGATCAATACTGGAATGATAGAATAAAAGGTGTTCGTATTATAAAAGGTACTGATACAAAAGATATAAAGAGAGTCAACTAATGGCACAAGTAAATCAAAGAGGTAATCCAACACCACGAGGTAATCCAACACCACCGCCTGAGGAAAGTTTTACTCCAGAAGATTCGTCAAACACTACAAAAATAGAAAGATACAAACTTACAGCTAAGTATAATTTAAAATCTTCTAACGTATTAAAATATCCATCAGATCCTCCTATTGATCTTGATACTGATTATGTAGTATTTTCTTTTTACAAATACGATCCTCCATTTGGACGTGGACAAGGAGGTGATGGTCAAACAGAAATTAATAGTGGCAATTCTGGATATGATTTATATACACAATCTGGAATAGGAAAAAAAGAAGTTTATAGTCCTATCATAATGTATATGCCAGAAGATATTCAATCTCAATTTAGTGCCAGATGGGGAAATGTTGGATTTGGAGCTATGACAGCAGGAGCATTAAATGCAATGGGAACTAATGTCAATGCTATTCCTGCAGGAATTCAATCAATGCCAGGAATTATAAAAAACGCATTTTATAGTGTAGCAACAGAAGCTATAAATAAAATACCTGGAACAAGCGTTTCATTTAATCAAGTTATGGGCGGCATATCAGGAACGGTTTTAAATCCAAACGTAGAAGTAATGTACGAAGCTCCTGATTTAAGAGGA